TCCCACAGGACTTGATAGTGTATAACTTGTCAAAATGCACTCTCCGGTGTATTTGACCTTACCACTAGCAGTTCCCTCAGGTGAATATTCGAAAGAAAGAGTAGCACTCTGTCCTACGACGGCTCCAAGAATAGCGTCAACAGTAGCGTCAAAAAGTCCACCCAACGATATAGTTGCGTCCTTTAAGCCCACTATGTAGGTTTTATTACTTGCACCAAGAGTGGATGTTTCAGCCACATCTGCAGTTTCCGGAAAGTCAACATTGTTCACATATGTAGAAATATCTGTTAGCGATCCACTAGCGTTATCTAGTTTAAAACTGCTATCACTTCCATGTACAAATGCCATATACTTTCCTTTCTATCCGTTACGCCCAAAGCCAACTACTAAAGCGAAACTTGGTGTAGATCCACTTATCGTATAATTTACTCTGAGATATCTATTTACTGTTGTCCCGTCTGCAACTGTACTCATTTGTGAGCCAACTGCCGAGAAATTAGTAAAAGTTACTAAATCAACATAAGTAACATTATCGCTACTGTGTTGAATTTTTACTGTTGCAACCGGTGTACTACCCGATACTGTTGTTGCAATAGCGAAAGCCCCACCACCATTGGTAGAGCTTGCGCCATTGTCAGTAACTGATGAATTACCTGTTGCAGTTATTGTTGCGTTATCTAAAACTAAACCGTTAAAAAATCCGTCATCGCTTTGCATATCTACTGAAGTTGCGACAACATCGCCCACTGGCGAGGATTGACCGTAATTACTTACTATACCGGCACCAAACATAACTGTTTTACCGTCTGTTATACCGTCTAATCCAACTATTAAATTTGTATCAGTAGAGCTTCCAAGAAATGGTTGTAGTATAGCATCAGCAGTAGCATCGAATAGTCCACTCATTGATACTGTACCGTCCCTATCGCCTGCAACAAAGGTTTTGTTATCATTACCAAATGCAGTAGTCTCAGCTACATCAACAGTTCTTGCAAAATCTATATTGTTAAAGTATTGTCCAAAGTCATTGTTATTAAAAAATACTTTAGTATCTTTACCATGTACAAACGCCATTTACTTTTTACCTCTACCTCTTCTTGTTCTTCTTCTACGACGCCTAGCTCCTCCACCAGAGCGTCCTCCCATACCGTAACCCATTATACAGATTTTCCTTTCTTCTTCTTCTCTTTTGCCTTTACTTCTTTCTTTCCTATAACGCTCATATCTAATAATTCTTTCCAAGTTTTAGGATCTAAATCTTCTTTAGATATAGCGTCGCCAACTTCATATCTTTTATTTTTGGTATCGAAACCAATCTTTACTTCAAACATTATGCTATTACCTCTACTGTAAATTCGACTCCTAAGTAGTCGATGTTATTTACATTATACACGCCAACATCTTTTGCCTCAACTACTCTACAAGATTGACTAGCACC